CATATTTTTTTGCATCCGTAAAATCGTATGTTTCAGTAAATAGCTCACCCTCAACACCCTTTACACATTTTTTCAACAAATAATATTCTATAGAACCGTCCTCAAGAACACTATATACAGAAATGTCAGTTTTATCGTAACTGCTACTAAATCGAAAATTTACTGCATCAATTGTTCTAAACGATACACCATCTTCATTAGATACAATGATTTCCGGTTCGATTTCTAAAGCGTAATCCCAATTTGGTTTTGTATTTGTGCCGGTACCTGTTGATGGAATTAGCTGCATTATATCAAACTCAACTTGTGCTGGCACTAATGTTTTTGGTTTAGACCCTAATCCTTGTGATAAATTATACAAATTTTTTCTTTCTTGTACTGTATACAAAAATGATTCTTGTAATTGCACATCTGCATAGAAATTTAGTACATCACCTACATACGCTGCCATTTCGATCATATGCATACCAGGAGATGTTTCATTAAAATCACTGTACGTATTGGGAAAATAATTTTTCGTATGGTTAATTAGCGAATTACGAAGATCGCCAAAATCCTTTGAAGTATATTTTATATCACGTTTTATTTTATCGGTTAACGATCGTCTAGCCATTTAATACCTCGATATTTAAATTAAGTTCAGCATCTGTAAAGAAAGAGAGTTGAACATTTGCACCTGATTCAGATACTTTAAATGAAATTAATATGTTTAATGCGTTTGCATCATCTTCATTTTCAGTAACTTGGACATTTAGGAGTTGGATATATGGTAACCAACGATTAATTTGATCTTCTATCCGATTTTTTAAATTTGTTATGCCAGATTTCGTAATCTGTTCGAATACATAATAATATAAACCAACTCCTAGATCTGGTTGCATTACTCGCTCTCCAGAACGAGTTAATATTAAATTAATTAAATTTGAAATTGCTTGTTCTTCAGTCGTTCTTGACTGGCTGAATGTAGATTGCGTTGACGTATTATTTAAAGGTAACTTTAGAGCCAAGTATCCGTCATCTTTTCCGGAATCACTTGGGTAGATTTTACCATCAATAAATACTTGTCGAGCCATTACATTATTCCATTCTTACTATTTGAAAAAATCCTGTCCGGTTTTGTTCATTTTATCAATAAAAGATTTATTTCGATTTGGATCTAATATCTTTGACCATAAATCATCTTGACCTGTTTTTTCTACGTTATCTAGGATAGATTCTGCGTTAACTTTGGGTGAATTACCGGCATATGCCGTTTCATTAAGCTCATCTGGATGATATGGTTCAACATTTAGATCTGATAATGTTGAAAATAAACCTGCAGGTTTAAATGATTTTTGTTTACTTTGGTATTTTTCTGTTAAATTATCATCAGCGTTATTATGAGAACGATATTGATTTGATTGTTGGTTATTATTTGATTTTAATTCTCTGATCTCATTACGTAATGTCTGTATATCAGTTCGTAATGCCAATAAAGCCTCGAATAATACTTTCTTTTCTTGTGGTTTCATAACGTATCACTTTTTATATAAATATATGGTAATATAGATTTCTATTTTTATGCAGGTGTTTTAAACGTTTTTGGAAAATCTGCGTTTAGTATTTTTGTGACTTGACTTGCGTTGGTTGCAGGTCCGGTTGGTCCCATTGCGGATGCGTATCTCGCCGATTGCGTTGTGGTTTTATGAAACTCAGCGTATGATTTGTTTAACCAATCCATCAAATCATCAAGATCTACGGAATATTTATCACTTTGTAATAACACTTTTTTACCTGTAACTACTACTTGCTCTTTCCCAATAATAAAAGCTCGCTCTTCTTGTGCGTTTACAATCACTCTACCTGAATTGATTACGATTTGTGATGAATCAGACCAATTTGCCATTGCTCGGGTAGCGCTATGCTTATTGAAACCTGGTTTAAATTTTAGTAGTTTATGTGTAGACGTTAAATAAATGCTAGATTCATCTTTACTAATATCTTCAATATCATAACTATTTCCAGAAGAGGGTGTTTTTACTTTCAATATCATTAACGGATCATCAATACCTTTACCTTTCCAATATTGTACACCTTTTTGTTCATATACACCTTTACCAGGAGAATTAACTGTATCGTAATGCCGAGTAAATCTGATTGATTGTCCAAATCGCCCTTCCCATATATCATCACCCTCAAATGGTTGAAGTGGTTTTGTTTGCGATGGCTCCTTTTTTATAGTATACCCTAACTCCTCATAATCTGCCAATATTTTTGGCTTATTACCCTTTACTAAATTGGGTGAATGCTCTTGATCGAATAATCTTGGAAAATTGTGCTGCGTAACATCATCAACTGAATTGACTGTTGAAAAATAATAATAGCGGGATTGTTTATTGCCTCTACTACTTTCTTCGGTATGTGGTGCTTGAAATACAATTACTTGCTCACCTATTAGCGGAATGCGTTTATTAAATACGCACGGAGCTGCATATCTTGCTTTTCTTCGCGTAAATATACCACCGGTTGCATTTAATTTTACGAGAATAGATCCATTAAATAATGCATCTCCATTCTCATCTTTTTCCCCACTTTTAAATGCCTTTTTTGTGTCTATAACTTCAGCAACTGTAAAATTCATATTAGCTGGTTTTCATTTTAATTACTTTATTTCCAGCATCCTTACTGTTTTCAATAATCTCTGCTATTTCACTCTCAGTTAAACCCACACTATCTGAATTAGATGTGGATGTTTGGTTTTGATTTGATTTTATGACTCTTTGAATAATTGCAGCTAATTTAATTAATTGATCATCGTTTTTTACACCAACCTCCAAGTATGTTGCAACTAATGGTACAAGCATTGCTGCATCATCTGGATTTTTTATAAAAGCAGTCAATTTTGTTACAAGGGATGCAATTTGCTCAGATTTTTCTTCTGAGTTTATGTGTATTTGTTTCAGTAATTGATCAAACGTTTTGCCTTCATATATCTCAATTTCACTAAAATCAATCTTTTCCATAATAAAATTCCTATCATTTATTATAAATATTCACGCCCATCAATTATACCTTCTTTTTGATAAATTTCAAACATCGAGAAAAACATCTCTTTAAAAATTTTAACAACTTTTGTTATATGTTGAGTTTCTACGCCTGCACGTTCTCGTATAAGAACATATATTATTTTCTTATTGTAAATATCCAAATCATTACTTGACCGCATAATTTCAATTAATGAATCTGCAATTTTTTTATCTCGTGTTGAGTTAAACAAATATTCTAAATTTGTGTCTGCCCATGAACACCACAGTTTTAGAAAATCCTTTAATGATTCAGTGTAATTATCCCGGGAAATTTCGTTTGCAATATTTCGATCCGGATCAACTAACGTTAAATCTGTAGTCTGCTGTTCTCTTTTATAGTTTTCTTTTACGAGTGCGAGTAGATAATTCTTGCAGACAATAGTAAAATAAGAATATGCTTTGCCTTTGTCTTCCTGATATTTTGGCATCTTTTCAAGCAAAAAAGCAACTGCATCTATTTGTAAATCATGGAACGATGTGTCGTACCTATAATATTTTTTTGTATTAATTATGTTTTCCGCCAACTTCATAAAAGCAGGATATATTAGATCTGAAAACAATGCGTTCTTCTCAGCCAATTTATAATTTTCTTGCTTGTCCAATTCATTATAACGAATTATCGCAACTTGCACTTCTTTACCAAAATACGGCTTTCTTTTTGTTTTACTCATTATTATCCAATTCGTCTGTGGTGTTTATTTTAGAATTTATATATTTTAGGTCATCAACTAAATCAGCAATGGTGTTTTTAATAGCTTTAAAAACAAAACCAACTTCATCATCCGATTCGAACCCACCTAACCTGTCGATTCGCTTTAATGACGTGTGTATTTTTACATATCTTTCAAGTAGTGATTTAATTACTCGTTCTAAAGTATTAGTGGAGTCACTTATCATATCCTCCATTATAGAATTCTTCTTATTTAAATTAAAAATGATAAAAAGAAATACTAAATTAACAAAAATGCTCACTACTAATGAGATTAAAACAATCATATACTTTAATTATTTAGAGTTTCCAAATATATCATCGAATGCAGACACGAGTTTTTCACCCTCTTCTTTTTTCTTCTGCTTTTGTGTTTTTATTGGATCAGTTACAGTAGCAGATGGTTCAAATCTTGATGTCTCTAAGCGTTCACAATTTAATGAATTTGTCGATTTTACCCATCGCTCGAATTCAAAGCGGGTTGCTGCCATATCTGCTTGGTGTAATAATTGCGGCATATAATTTCGTTGTTTTGATTCTAAACTGCGACTAAAATAATATGCTTTATTGGCATCGTCATATACGCCATCGTGAATTCTAATTGCTAAATACTCATTCCAAGTACAAGAAATATTAAATGTTTGTAATAGAAATAAAGATGCATCTTGAACTAATCTAAATGGTATATTGTCGTTTGGTTTATATATTTTCCCTAGCTTCTCTCTGTGCCAGCTCGAGTCATTAAAAACATATCCATCTTTTCCTTCCCCAACAAAACCAAGTTTCCCTAGATCGTGATTAAGGGCTGCAAACATAAGCTCTTCAATAGTGAAGCCAGAAACATCGATGCCAATTTCTTGAGCTTTTTTATATTCGATTAATGAAAAATCCATTACTCTTAATACATGATCAACATATCCACCAGGAATTGCATTATGATAATAATTTGTTCCAGAGGCGGGTGCAAACATTAATCGTTCTTCACCAAAAGCATCAAGCATTCGTAGAATGGCATCAGACCTTGTTGGAAATAATTTACTAATTCTGGCACGTAATTTTAAGTAATTCTCTTGGATTTGTTTTGCAGTTAAAGAAAATTCTGACATTTTTTTGTTTTTTATTTTAAAATAATTAATTTTTTCGAAATGTATGCATCTTTGTTTGTTGGAATATCATCTGTTGGAGTATTGATGCTATTAAGAAAAGATACGAGTAATTCTTCCTGTCTCCTTCCGGCTGCATCCACTCCTGTATGAAATAGTGTATTTTTACTTACTAAAACCGGCACATTTAAATACAGTAAAGGTTGAAAATAAATTGGGAAATTTCCACGAACCATTATCGTTATCGAAATCGACTCATCTATACTTTTGATATTATGTAAATACTCAGCTAATGTAATATAATTCTGATATAATTGAATGCTATTCAGATCCCTTTCAATCATATACGAAATACAAAAATTTAATACAACTTCTGGATTTACTGATGATGATTTGCATGATAAAATATATTGACGCACTTGTGTCATTACTTTACCAACGCTAGGCGTTAGTAAATCATCAAAAGTCAATATCAACTGTTTCGGGTATTCAATTTTTTCAGAAGGCGCCTTTTTATTGATGCGATCTGGTATTTCTTCTCCATAAATATTTTTATCACTACTCATTTAGATATTCTTTGTATTAAATACAATATAGGGAATATTGTTAAGAATTCCAAACATTTTCTAAAATATTTTACTGGTCCTGTAGATATTCTTTAATTGCTTGACTTGACATATTTCGCATTTGACTTGGGGATAGAATCTTTTTTTTCGTTGGTGCTGGTTGTTCTTTCTTTATCACTTCTTCCGTAATAACATCACCGTCTGGTAACACTTGAACGACTTTTCGCAATCCCGTAATTTCATCTGTGTTATTATTTTTGTCATTATTATCCGTCTTCTGTTCGTTGGGTTCTTTTGCTTTGTTTTTTATTAATTGTTTCTCTGTTAGTTTTTTTGCTTTTTGAAACAATTGGTCTACGCTTAGTGATGTAGTATCAGATTTTACTTTTTTTTTACCAAATTCCGAATTGTGTAGTGCTTTTGAAAATGCAAAATTTGCAGCTAACACAAGCGCAATTGCTAACGGATCAAATACAAAAATTATAGTAAGTAATAAATAATTAACTACCATATCCATTGGAATATTAGTTACACTACTTACATATTTTAAAGGTCCTAATTCAGCAGCAGTGTCTGCAGAATTCAGCAACTCAATTTTTTTAATTTCATATTTTCCAATGGAATCTGTCGCGTTTTGTATTTTTTCACTAATCGCGTTTCTATTTTCTACAGCTTCTTTTAGTTGATTTTCTAAAGAGCGACGCGCTGCTGCTGATGTTGTGGTAATCTTCTCCCCTGTTTCGCGATCTATATACTGTATTTGACCTGGTTTAGATAATCCCTCTCTTAATTCTGATATCGATGCAACTAATTGATTTTTTTCAATCTGATATTCTGATTTTTGATCTTCAAACACCTGTTTCCTTGTATCAACTAATTCAATTTGTCTGGTTGTTATTTTATCAGCGTTAGCAGTTTCTTGATATGCTGCACTTAGAAATCCGTAAATCCCAATGCTGGTTATGATTATTAAAATAGCTGTTGCTAATACAAGATAGAATTTTAAAAATCCATGCAATGTTTTCCAATAATGATGAAGAAGGGTTGCAGTGACAATTTTTGAAATTTCCAAGCTCGAAGCCATAATTATGACTTGTAATGAAGCCCCGGAAAATAATTTAGATAATCCAAATACTGAATAAAATGCTGCTGATCCACTAACTGAAATTGCTGTTAAGAGGATTATAGAGGGTAAGAAATACTTTTTCATAATTATACATATTTTCAACTCGTGATTTATCCGATCTCACTATGTAAGTTTTGAAAATTATAAAATAAGTAAATAATTAAATAATTAAGTGATAATAATTTAAATTTTTAAATAATAGTAATTTTATTTTTCAATTTCAATTAACTGTATAAATGAATTTAAATAATAAACTTTGTATCTGGATGTGAATTTATTCACTTCCGAAATAATTTTTATAAAGTTACCGAAAATTTTTGAGAAAGTCAAGGATTTTTTTCATTTTTTCATTTTTTTTATAAATTATCTAATTATAATAATATTTATCAGGATATTATTTAATTATAATACTATTTATCAGAATATTATTTAATAATATACACAAAAAGAAAGAGTATAATAAAACATTATACTCTATATTCTTGAAAAAATACAATATGATTATAATATTAATATCGCATTTGTCCCATGCGATACTTTTTCCGAAGCGACGCCTCTGCCGATTGTGCTGTTTCTAAAATCCTTTGTAATTCTTTAAACGTAACATTGAATTTTTTATTACCGATGCAGAAAGCGCCGATCGGTTTAATCTCAGACTTTTTTTGGTAATCGTCAACTGTCAATTCTTCAGATAATTCAAAATCTATGCTACTAAACAATGCACCATATCGTCTAGTCCTCTTCTGGTCGTATCCATATCTATGATTTATTCCCATTTTTTTGTTTTTATTTTAATAAAATTAATTTGAAAAATGATGTAGAATCTGTGCAATCAATTGCGTAAGGTACTCCTATCGCATTCATAATTTCTACGATTTTCGATCTTTTATAAAATATGTAATCTGATTCATTATTATTACTTGTTTCAGGTAATAACATAAAAACTGAGCCAACATTACAAATATTTAGAGATTTTCTAATCATCATTTCTAGATATTCGTATTGATCAGTTTGTATATTTCCATAATTCATAGTAATATTCGTATTATGGAATACCCAATCATATTTTGTAGTTTCATCATAGTTTTCATCAAACACTTCAGATTTTAACGCAAATTCAAAAAACTCTGAGTTATTTTCTTCTATAATAAAATCGTATTTGTATTTCCCTACTTCTATCATTAATGGATTACTATCAATACCTGTATATTTAATCTTCTGGCAATTCATATCCATCAATAAATAACGGCCAAAATCCCCTCGCCCACATCCAACATCTAAAACAGTTGATGTAACATCAGGGTGCACAGTACCAACAATTGCAGAACTATATATCAAATTTTGCAAGTCTTCTGTTTCGTAACCAACTGTCAAACTATCAGTAATCATATAATCAGGAAATGCCTCTTCAGTAAGAGTCTCTGAAACTGGAGTATCTTCTATACTATCAATAGTATTCGTTTCATTAAAAACTTCTTGAATTCTTTTCATTAAAAACTATTTACAATATATATGAAAAAATTAAAGGCTTTTTAGCATTTCAAGCATTTCTTTTTGTGGAAATATATCACTCTTATCCTTTCTTACGTTTGTGTGTGATAATAATCCCTTAACTTTACCAGAAACTGCATCTGTTTTGTAACCAAATGCATCTTTGTCATTTAAAATCCACTCTTTCAAGCCAATTTCTAAATCGATGTCAAATCGCTTAGATAAATGCTTCAATAAAAAATATGTGGAATTAATTTGTGCGTTACTATATTTATGCCAATAACGATATCCTCGAAAATCATAACCTAAATCAACAATTTGATCGTCATCAGCTCGAGTACCAACATATGTATAAAATGCGCCGTTTTTTTCCTGTAACCAACCAAAGTTACATATTTCTATACCAATTGAATGTTGGTGCATATATGAATCAATACCGTGTTTTGTTTTGCCACCTAAATGAAATGCAAAATACTCATCAGGAATACATTTTAAAACTATACCATCATATTCAGAATCGCCATTATTAATTTTTTGTCCTCCAATTACAAAATGGGTGCCAATTCGCCCCCTATTATCAGCATTCCAATAATCAATCGTTGAATATGGATTATTTCCACCAGCAGTATGATGCAAAAATATATAATCCTTTTCACGCTTTTCACCATACGTAACAACATATTCATCTGAGTCAAGCATATGTTCTTGAATTTCAAAATCACCCTCACACAAATCAGTAGTACAATCAAAATCATCAATTTCATTATATAACGACGATTCTACTGAGCTACCATACCGATTCATTATTTTTGTATATGTGTCAAGATTTAAATCAGAATTACTTCCATTACCTAACGTCAAATTAAAATTACGTACAGCTGATTTTGTAATGCTGTCATATACACCTGTTTCAGGTACACCTAAACAACTTTGTAGATTTTTTATTAAACTTGCATCAAATGTAAATTCTTGTAATGACATCATAACCTTTTATAATATTTATAAACCAAATTCCAATTCCGGAAACTCAAGGAAATTCAATCAACTCAATATCACGAAATGCATCGTCAGGTGATGGCACGGGCGGAAAGTTAGGAGTTACAGGTGACGGTGGTAGTGGTGGTGCCGGAAAGTTAGGCG